GCAATTTTGGGAATGCGTTTTCATCTTGATAATGATTCGCATCCTTTGGTCCACGATTCGACGACGATGAAACGCTTGACAGTCACGACGCTATCAAATAGTATAGACACACGATTAAACGATTGATGAGAAATATCCACCAACATCCTATTAAGGAATTACATATGGGCGAGGAAAATCGTTTCTGGCGATTGGTTGTGATTTGTTTTACAATATTTTTTTGTTCCCTAACGGGAAGTATTAGCTCCTGCACTGCTTACCAATCGCACCTAATTTCAAAAGCAGTAAAGGATGGTGCAGACCCAATGCAAGCCTCCTGTAGTATTGGCACACAAAATGAATCAATTTGTGTAGGTGCCTTGTTGCGAAAACAGTAAAAAAGAACCCGCCTCTCCTGTAATTACACAGGTAGGCATAACCCGCCCCCCGTACAAAGGGGACAAAACAGTAGAGGAAAATGTAATGGATATTAAGGCAAAGAGTAAGGAACTTGCGGAACCGATTATCGTCCAGTTTGATGTGGCCGAAGATCTGAAGGGCCTGGTGGCGCAGTATGGTGAGGAGACTGTGTATGAGTTGGCAGTGGCAGAAATCTGCCGTGCTATCCGTAACCTGGCACTGGTGAACAAGTCGAAGCCGCTCGCAGAAATCCAGGGTTTCGTTGATGGTTGGCAGCCGGGCGTCCGTCGTGCCCGCACCACGAAAACTCCTCTGGAGCGTGCATCGGCCGCACTTGGTCAGATGTCTGCCGAAGACCTGGCCGCCCTCCTGGAGAAGGTCAAGGCTGCGAAGAAGGCTGCCTAACGTATCCCCCTGCGTTAGGTGACGAAGGCGCTGGCATACCGCCGCCCGATTGTTCCCCTCAATCGAGTATGTATGCCCTTTGTGATGCACCTTACTGAAGGTATCTGTGCACAAGATTACGTATGGAGCTATCTGTATGATCCAGGTAGTAACCCGCATACGAAGACCCTGGGAAAGTTTACCTAGGCAGGGTGCATCACAAAGACATATAACAATAAACGAGAAAAAGACGATGGGAAAGAAAGTATTTATCCTAGGTGATGGAGGTTATGATTACAGTGATGCCGAGCGGTTTGGCACCCTGATACATTTGACTGTTCCGACAAATGCAAAATGGGATATAGCCGCCGTATTCGATTCCCTCAAGGAGGGATTGAAAGATGCCGAGCATGATGATTACTTAATTGTATCCCACATGCCCTCCGTAGTAGCCGTGGCGACTGCAATCATGGTGGAATGGTTCGGCTGCGTCAACTTTTTGATATATAGGTTCGACAAGTATGAGGAGAAGAACCTCCTCCTCGATAATGTGTAGGAGAATCCTGTGATAAATAAAGATTATCTTTTTGTTCCTAGATGCCCAAAAGTAATAATTAACTTAGCTGAAAAGAGCCCCTTAGAAGCCTTTAAGGCAGGCTGGGAGGGGGCAGTAATTCAATCTTGTAAAAGATATTGGAAATTGATTGATGAGGAATGGACACAGGAAGATAAGGAACGTATTTTAGGGATGATTAGAAGATAAAAGAATGCGTCCTTAGCTCAGCCGGCAGAGCATCTGTTTTCCAAACAGAGGGTCATTGGTTCGAATCCAATAGGACGCTCCATACTATTAACGATTGACAATAGGAGTAAGGTTGTGTCATTCAGTAAACAATCCCGCTACTTGGATAATACTATGATCTCCACCTACAAGGAGTGCCCTCGTAAATACTTGATGAGGCATGTGTTGGGGTGGACAATTGATGGTGGTGGCCTTAAGCCTCCAGCACTTGTTTTCGGAAGTTCGTGGCACGCCGGCATGGATGAAATGTGGGGTGCCGGTAAAGATGAGAGTATCGAGAACCGTGTCGATCTAGCCATGGAAGGTTTCCGCAAGCAGTGGGAGGAAGATAATTACACCTTCGAATTGTCCATGGAGCAGCAGGACGACCTCGGCGCACGTACACCCGGCACCGCACATGAAATGTTCTACTCCTACTCAACACAGCGAGATAGGATGATCCGGGAATGCACCGTCCTCGGTATTGAACAACCAATGGCGATGCCCTTTCCCGGACTTGACGACACCTGGTACGTTGGAAAACTCGACAAGGTTGTCGATTATAATGGCATCCATGTCCTCGAACATAAAACAACCACGTTGTATCGCATCAAAGGTAACTTCGACAATGACTACCTGGAGAGTTGGAATAGTGCCTCACAGGTGAAGGGTTACCAGATGATGGGTAGCATCCACTATCCGAAACTGCAAGATGTGTGGGTTGATTGTTCCCTTGTCCATAAGAAGGTACATGATGCCTTCAAGTTCGTTTCCGTTGCACATGAATGGTCCTTGTTGCAAGAATGGATCACCGACACGAAGAGGTGGATCGAGGCCATTCAAGATGAGACAGCAGAATACGAGAAGTATGGGAATCTGGAGGTAGGTACGTTTCGTCGCAACGAGGATAATTGTTATGGGAAGTACAGCAAGTGTCCCTTCCTCAACATTTGCAGCACATGCAGTGACCCCACGAAGTTGAGCGAAGTCCCAGCCGGGTATGTTGAGGAGAGGTGGGAACCGTTTGACGTCCTCAAGCTTGATAAATTGATTAAGGGGGTGTGACGTGAAATATAATCAACTTCCAATAAATAAGGGAATTATACCTCCTAAAGAAGGTTGGAAAGGGCGTACTTATTACAAAGTATTAGTTAGTTTTAATTCAGATAATCCAGCACATTATGCAATTTTTTATACTGGATTTTTAGCTAAAGGTAACCCTTGCGGATATAATCAATTATGGAATCCTACCTGGGATTCTGTATATAAAATAACTGAAATGTATGCACTAGAAGTTATTTGTGAGCTATTTGGTGAGGAAAAGAAAGATGACCATTGATTCAAAGTATAGTATACGAGGTTACTTCTCTGTTGACAGGGGAGGTGCATACGTAACGTGCCGTATGTACTCCGGCCCGCTTGGTTATGGCATGCATAATGGGAATTTGAAATTCCCCATAACAGAATGGTGGAGGGCTCAGGAAGTGTTGAAGGCAGTAACGTGGTACGAAGATGAATAACCGTTGATTCAAAATTAACTATTGATGATTGGGGTAAGGTAGATGAAAATTCAATTCAAAATTGGTTACTACGGTTACATTGTAGAGCGTTCAGATATTCCCGTACTCATGGAAATCTTCAGCCGAGCTACCACAGCAGACGGTAGTTTTGCCGACGTATCAATTGCAGAGGTACCTGACCTTGCTCGCAATAAAATTGCCGAGGAAGTAACTAAGGAAGCAAAGGCAGAGACCGAGAAGTATATAGAGTATTGGCAGCATTCCCGCAATGATGTGGCAAAGTTGAAAAAGCGCATTAAGGAACTTGAAGATCATACCGTTAATACAACTGATGAGATTCCTTTCTAATGAAACTAGACCTCTCAAAAATCCCCGAATACATGCATGCCGGGATTCAAGGTTACGTAGATCATGGATGGGAGCTTGGAAGTTTTCTCGGTGCCATACTATCTAATGATCTTGTGAGCGCAGCTGAGAATGCTGACGATATTAACAAGGCATACCTATTTGAGTATGCACAATTCATGTATTGCGAACTTCCCCGTGCTTGCTGGGGAGATAGGGAAACTATAAAGGAATGGATTAAGTCTGGCGGCATGGATCAGTACAAGAAGGTAGGAGAATAAAGTGGCAAATGCCCTCGATAGTACAACCGCAATTACTCATAGATTCCTTATCCTTGGGGATACAGGTAGTGGAAAAACTACACAAGCATTGACACTTCCCGGTAAAAAGTTCGCCTACTTGTTCGATCCCAATGCCTTACTATCGTTGCGAGGATACGATGTTGAATATGAGGAGTTCTTTCCTGACAGACTGAACCTTGGAGTTCAATCTTTAAGTAAAGCAAGGGGTGGAGATAATAAGCAGATACATAAAAATATCGTTTATGATATTTGGAAAGATGATTTTGATTCTA